GGCTCTTGCCGCGCAAATCCGCGGCTGAACCCACCTCCTACGGAGCAATCCCATGACCGAGACCAAGAGCGCCGAGCAGCTTGCCGGCGAAGTGAAAGCTGCGTTCGACGCGCAGCAGCAGGCCGTAAAGAAGGACTTCGACACCCGCCATGACGAGGTCAAGGCGCTCGCCGAGGAAGCCCTCGGCAAGGCAGCCAAGGGCGAAGAACTCTCCGCCTCGACCAAGCAACTGGCCGACGAGGCACTGACTGCCCTCAATGAAGCCAAGGCCCGCCTCGATGAGGTCGAGCAGAAGATGGCCCGCCGCGTGGCCGACGAGGGTGCGCCCTCGTTCAAGACCATTGGCGAGCAGGTTGTGGCTGACGAAGCCATTCGTGCATTCCTCGGCAACAACACCGTGCGCGGGCGTGCCAGCGTCGAGGTGAAGTCGATCATCTCCTCGCTCACCACCGATGCCAATGGCTCGGCCGGTGACATGATAGTGCCGGACCGCTTTCCGGGCGTCATTATGCCGGGGCAGCGCCGCATGACGGTGCGCGATCTGCTCACCCCGGGCAGGACGGCGAGCAACTCGGTGCAGTACGTCAAGGAAACGGGCTTCACCAATGCGGCCGCGACCGTCTCGGAAACCACTGGTCCCACCAAGCCGCAGTCAGACATCAAGTTCGATGTGGTGACCAGCAATGTGACCACGATCGCCCACTGGGTGCTGGCCACCCGCCAGATCCTCGACGATGTGCCGATGCTCCAGTCCTATGTGGACGGGCGTCTGCGCTATGGTCTGGCGCTGGTCGAAGAAAACCAGCTCCTGAATGGCAGCGGCACGGGCACGGATCTTGCCGGCATTTACACGCAGGCGACCGCGTTCACCCCGCCGATCACCATCCCGGCGACGGTGACCCGGATCGATGTTCTGCGCCTGGCCATGCTGCAGACGGCGCTGTCTGAGCTGATGTCGACCGGCGTGGTGCTCCACCCCGCTGACTGGGCGGCGATCGAGCTCCTCAAGGACGGGCAGGGCCAATTCATCGTTGGCAATCCGCAAGGGACGATCACCCCAACCCTGTGGGGTCAGCCGGTGGTCTCCACCCAGTCGATGGCCACGGGCAAGTTCCTGACCGGTGCCTTCCAGCTCGGCGCGCAGATCTTCGACCGGATGGACGCGGTGGTCGAGATCTCGACCGAGGACGACCAGAACTTCCGCAAGAACCTGGTGACGGTGCTCGCCGAAGAGCGTCTCGCGCTCGCGGTCTACCGCCCTGAAGCATTTGTGAAGGGCGACTTCGCGGCGGCTGCGACGGCGGCCACCAAGGTCTGATGAGCTTAGGAGGGCTGGTCTGATGGCCAGTCCTCCTTTTCCATTTTCCAGGAGACAGCCATGATCCTTCAGGCACTCGATACCATTCATGTGAGCTCGGTGAGCTCGGAGAACATCACTACCGGCCAGACCTTCGAGGTCGATGATCAGGCGGGGCGCAGCCTGATCGAGCGCGGCCTTGCGATCGAGGTCGATGCGGCCGCTGCTGCCAAGGCAGAACCCGCCTTGAAGGCGGAAGCGCAGCCGGTGGAACACTCACAGGCAGAAGAAGGCGCAGATCAGCCGCCGATTGCCAACAAGGCCGGCGCTAGCGTCCGCACGAAGGCGGCGTAATGTCCGAGATCGTCACGGTAGAACCGCCTCAGGATCGCGCCGTGACGCTCGAGGAAGCACGCCAGCAGCTGCGCCTTGATGGCCATGACGAGGATCTTCTGCTCGGGGCCAAGCTCGATGCCGCCCAAGCTGAACTCGAGCAACGGACGGGCCTCAAGCTTTGCGAACAGACCCTCGAACTGCAGATGGAAAGCTGGAGCCAGGAGATCACGGTGCCGGTTCGGCCCTGCGTGGTCAGCCAGATCCGCTACACGGCGGCTAATGGTGCTACCGCCATCCTGCCTGAAGGCCACTATGTTGCCCGCAAGCGGCATGGGTTCACTCGTATCCGACCCGCATCGGGCAAGTCATGGCCTGAACTTGGGCCTGATGGCCTGATCCAAGTTACGCTGTCGGCCGGATTTGCCGAGAATGACCCTGATCTTGCAATCGCAAGGGCCGCCATTCTCGTCAAAACCGCTTCAATGTTTGAAAACCGTGAAGGTGCGACCTGTCTCGCCTTTGATACGCTGGTCGCCCAGCTCCAGTCCCGATGGATCTAGCCTCCAAGCTCTCGGTCCGGATCCGGATCGAGCACAAGTCTGTCACGCATGACCCCCAATACGGGACTGAGGCCGTGACATGGACGCCGTTTGCCTGCGTCTGGGCCGAGGTGAAGGACATCCTGCCTTCGCGTGCGGAGCGCATGGCCGAACAGATCCAAATTGCGCGTCGTCCGGCCCGTATCCGCATCCGCTACCTCGCCGGCATCACGCCGGACATGCGGGTGATCATCGCTGGCCGCGTTCACCACATCATTGCCGGTCCCTCGATGCTCGGTCGGCGGGAAGCCATCGAGCTGATGGTCGAAGAACACTCGAGTGAAGGAGCTGCACCATGACCTTCCGGCTCAAAGGCGGCCCCGAACTGCTACAACTGCTCGATCAGCTCCCCAAAAACCTCGAGCGCAACGTAATCCGTGGCGGTCTGCGTGCTGGTGCCAAGGTGATCCAACAGCAGGCCAAGGCCAATGTGCCGGTGAAGACCGGCCAGCTGAAGCGCGCGATCGGCATAGGCACCCGGACCGATGGCGCGAAGCTTAGTTCCTACGTCAAACTGCGGGGCAAAGGCTCCTATCTCGGGCTCTTCATCGAATACGGCGTCGCGCCCCACCTGATCTCGGTGACGGAGGCTGATGTCCCGGTGCGCCAGACCCGGCACGGCCCGCGCAAGGTCAGCATCAGCACGATGAACAAGATGCTGAAGCGCGGCAGCCTCAAGATCGGCGAGAATTTCGTCGGTCCTGTGGTCATGCACCCGGGGCACGCCGCCAAACCCTTCCTGCGGCCCGCGCTGGACCAGAAGTCCCAGGAAGCCGTGAATGCCATGGGCGCCTATATCGCGCACCGGGTCCAGTTCGGGAACCTGAAGGCGCCGACCCTCGAGGTCGATGACGAATGAACGGAGTGATTGCGGTCCGCAGTCTCTTGGTGGCNGACACCGGGGTGACAGTACTCGTCCCTGCGGTGCGGATTGTCGCTGGAATGCTGCCGCAGGGCACATTGCTCCCGGCGATCTCGCTCATGTCGGTCAGCAGCACCGACCGCAATATCGCCGCGCCCGGTCCGAAACGTAGGGTGACCGAGCGGGTGCAGGTGACGGTGCTCGCCGCCAGCTATCCGGCCGCCAAGGCCATTATCCGCGCGGTCCGGGCAGCAGCGGCTGACCGCATGCCCGCAATCGACGGGCTCACCGACGTGACCGCCCACACCGACTCCGCCGGACCAGACTTCCTCGACGAGGAGACCGGCATCCACATGCAGACGCAGGACTTCCGCGTCTCATTCAACGAGGCACGGCTAGCCTCACCTTCATAAGGACCCTGCTAATATGACCGTTCGGACTTCCGCCGGCACCACCCTGAAGGTGTCGGCCTCCATTCCTGCGACCTTTGATGCCACCGGCTACAATGCGCTGACCATGACGTTGGTCGGCGAAGTGTCGGATCTCGGCGAGTTTGGCCAGGAGTACAACCTCGTCACCTTCAATCCGGTTGGCAGCCGCGGCGTCGTCAAAAAGAAGGGCAGCTTCAACCAGGGTACCATGACCATCCAGATGGGTCTCGATACCGACGATGCAGGCCAGATCCTGCTGAAATCCGCCTCGACCTCGGACAGCGACCACAGCTTCTGCGTCACCACCCAGAACGGCGACAAATACTACTTCCAGGCGCAGGTCATGAGCTTCAAGGTCAACGTCGGCTCGGTCGATCAGATCACCACCGCCACGGTGACGCTGGAACTGACCACCAACTCCGCCGGTGTCGGCGTGGTCGAGGTGCTGGCACCGTAAATCACCTCATATGGGCAGTGGTCGCCCCAGCGCTTCCAAGTAGGCACTTTTGCCTTCTTCAATACGATGCGCATTGGCGATCATTACCCAGTGGGTGAAAGCAATCGCCCAAAGGCAGGCAACAACTAGTTCATTCCGTGTTTCACCAGTGGCATCACATTTCATCGACCATGTGTGCCACTGGCTTGCCTCGTCAAAATCTGATGTCGCGACAAACCTCTGAAAACCAAGTTTGTTTGGATGGCAAGCTTCGCTGAGAAGGTTGTACATCTCCTCCACATCGATTGGATTTCCACCCTTTTTGGCAATTTTATCAATCTTCCGAATTTCCGTCAGGATATTTGTTTTTCGTAGTGGATGACTCTCATCGACTTGCCGGCTTCCGAATATCAACTTTGTAAATTCTCGTTCAATTTCTTCAGTAGAAAATCAGTATTGTTGATCTCACCCCTAAGGAATTGTGATGAGCGTTTTTTACGAACAAAAAGCGGTCTCCGAGGATGTAGGATACGGCGGTCTCAAGCATGGATCTGCACAACACACATGCAGAAAGAACCTCATTTGAATTCAACGCTCGTACCGCCGGCGCGGAGAGTTCAGTGACCCGCCAGACTGAGA